GGGTTTTCCACAGGCAGGGAGGGATGAGCAGACCTTCGGGGTGTTCGCGGCCGGATGGGGGAGGGGGAGTGGCCCCCGTCACATAATTTGTATGGTGTGTGTCTCGTTTCATTTGGTCTCCGTCTTGTTTGTGTGATGTGGGTCCCACTTTAAGGGATCCCTTACTGTGTTGGGGCCCCCTTTGTGTTCGTCTCATTTTGTTGCCATGGTTTTTTGAACGCCATTGTCGTTTCATGCCTTTGAATTTTTTTGCATGTTTTTGTAACATTTCTTTTGTTTTTATGCATTTTTGTGCGTTTGTGCGTTGTGCGTTGCGTGTTGCCTTTGTGGCATGCGTTGGCACCATGCATGGTGCAGGGTATTGGTATGCATGTCATGCATCACATCATCGTCATGTGTTCATCATGATGTTCATCATCATGATCATGATCATGATCATCATCATGTTCATTGTTCATTGTTCGTTGATCAATCATTGAACGTTGATCATTGATCATCGTTGATCATGATCGTTCGTTGGTTGTGTGATCGTGAACAGTGTGAGAGTGGATGAGTGGATGGTGTCCATCCTCCTCGTGTACTCCATTGAATGGCGGTGGTGTGTGCTGCTGCTGGTCCACCCAACCCAGTGCGTGTGGCCTATGCCATCTACTCCCAGTGCATGTCAGTGAGTACTGCGATCATGTCACCTGCTGTTCTCTGCCAGGTGTGCGGTGTGTGGGTGGTGTGTGTTCCTGTACTCTTTTGTGTGGTGGGGTATCCTCTGTCTGCTCCCCCCTCGTTGTGGTGGTGGGTGGGGGCATTGTGGATGGTGGGGTGGCGTGGCGACGGGTGTGGCTTCGTAAGTGAAGGGCGGGGGCTGTGATGCTGTCCCTCCCGTCCAATGTTGGTGTCCCCCTTGTTGTTCGCCTGGTATCCCTCGTTGAAGGGCGGGCGGTGTGGTGCGTGTGGTGTCCCCGTGTTCGGATTGGGTCTGGCGTCTTGTGTTGTCCTACTCTCCCTTTGCGTTGCCCTGCCCTTCATTGTGTTCACTGTCACGGCATGTTGGTTGGGTTGTGTCTTGTGGCAGGGTTGTGTTATTGCGGGATGGCGGTGACGGTTTGTGTTGGGGCGGAAAGGCGGTGGTGTCTAGTGCTTGCTGTGAATCCATCGTGTGTTGTGGGTTGTGGAATGGCGGCGGTGTGATGGGTGTGTGGTCTCGTTGCTCTGTCTTCTCCTCTTCCTTTCTTCCTTTCTTCTCCTCCTTTTCCTCTTTGTGTTGGTGTTCGGGGTAGTGCGCGCGCAGCCCTGCGAGCACGCACGTTATCCCCGAACACCATTGTGTTCCCTTGTTGTGCGGTGTGTCTTTTTCTCTTCTCTCCTCTGTTGTTTCCCGTTGTCCTCTGTTGTTCTCTTCACGTCCCGCCTTTCTTCTGCGTGTTCGGAATGGCGGCGGGGCGGGTTCACCATGTGTCACTGTATTGTGTTGGCATGACAGCGACAGGTAGCCTGTCTCTTTCGTTCTCGTTTTTCTGATAGTGGCGTGCTCTTCCTTTCCCGTGTCTGCCGTTGCCGCGTCTGCTGTTGCATTTGGCGCAGAGGACTCGCCCGTTGTCTGGGTGGTTGGTTCCGCCTAGTGATGCTGGGATTATATGGTCTGCCTCGGCTGAGTTGGGTTTGCGCTCGCCGTTGTTGGCGTATTGGAGTTTGGTTCCGCATGCTGGGCAGTGTGTGATGCCCATGGCTTGTGCTCGGGCGAGTACTTGTTTTCTGAATTGTCGGTGTTCGCGTGTGCTTGTTCTGCTCACCGTGTTTTCTTCTCCTCGCCTTTCTTGTTCGTGTTAGGTGGTGGCGCGTCGCAGCGTCAGCGAGACGAGCGCCTCCACCGTCTAACACTACTCTTCGCTTTGTGTTCTCTTTTCTGTGTTTTCTTCTCTCCTCGCTTTTCCTTCTTTTGTTTGGGTTGGCGTGTGTTGTGTAGTGCGCGCGCAGCCCTGCGAGCACGCACGTGACACAACACGCGCCCTGTTGTTTCTGTTGTTTGTTGGTTGCGGTGTGTGTTTACCTTCACACACCGCTGCCTGTTGCATCCATCACAACGCAATGTTTATCACCCCCCACACACACTGTTCACTGTTAACGATCACCATGTTCACCATTGAACACTAATTACGTTATAACACATGTTCCCTAATTAGACACTGTCTAATTCTAGTACTCTTTTAAGAGTATAGGTTGGGCCCAACACAGTGGCGAGCTCTTCGAAAACACCCTGCGGCGCTGACGCTCGCTTGCGTCGCTAGGGCTCCTCAGCGGCTGCGCCGCAGATCGTCTTCGACGATTCGTCTACTCGAGTGTAGCATACGGGACCAAAGTCACCGCAACAAACACTGCCAACAAACAACTACAAACGGGGACTAAACGTTGCAATCACGCGGAAGCCACCGACACAATCCCTTGCCACAAGGGTGGAAAGTGTGACGACACGCACCAACATTGTAGTAACACAAACGAGTGTTTTCGCCCCAGAAAGCACGTTGCTAGCAAACAACCCGCATGCGTAGAAAGTAAACGAAAGGTGAACAAAGTAAACGGGAGGTTAACGGAAACTGTGAGACGTCAGCGTTGTGGTGGCCGACACCACGCCCCCATCACGCACCGCCCTTCAACCATTGAGACGCACTGAGACCCCACCCCGATGAGGGGGTGGGGCCTCAGCGTCTTCAGGACAGTCGAGTCAGTAGGGCCAGACGAGCCGGTACAGCAGAGCGCGCGAGGCGGCGTCCGCCTCCTCGTCGACGACGGGAACGAGGGCGACCTCGAGGATGGCGTTGGCGAGGTAGGCGTCCATGGCGAGACGGGTGAGGCGAGGCCAAATGCACGCGTCGCCTATCGTGTACTCGTAGGAGTCGTCCCATCCGTCGGGAACGTCCAACGGTTCAATGGAGCTGACGCCGCTGGCATCGGAGACCTTGTACAGGGCCCAGGGCTCGCCAGTGCGAGGAGCATGGATCTGGTAGACAGCACCAGCCTCGATGGACTCGAGGGCGGCGTCATCAGTGCGGTAGATGGCGGCGCTCATTTTCTCTTTCCTCCCTGGCCGGTTGGGTTGCTCTGTTGGTGTAAGAATATCCTCAGGGCTTGACTGTGGCGAGGCCCCGGGGAAGTGTTCTCTGTCACATTGTGGGATTGTCTCGCGACAGGCGAACCGCCAACTGGACGGGCTCCATTGGCCCCAGGATGCACTGAGACACGTCTCGCGCACGCTGAGGGTTGACAGCACCACCCACGCTCCTCTATAGTAGGCGCACCACCGAAGGTAGGTGCGCGAAGAAAGAGAGGACAGGCACAAATGGGCAACGCGCTAGACGAGGGAATGCTCATCCGACACATGGGCCTTCGCAGGATCGCGAAGTCGTCATACGACTTCCCGGCCCGGCTCGCAATTCTGGTCGAGCACATGGATGGCACGGACTACACGGTGAGCGTCGCCGACAAAAGAGGGACGCCCGAACATTTTGCGACACTGCTCGCTACTGTCAGTCGTGGCGCTAACACGATGATCCGCGCCCTCGACATTCTCCGCGGCATCGGATACGTGGACACACGCCCCGTTGCACTATTGGGTAGGGAAATCGTTTTCGGTTTGGACCGTGTCACGCTTGAGCTTGAAATTATTGAGCATAGTGATGGCGAGATTGAGAGTGGTATCAGCGTTGCCGGCGTGAACGTGGAGAATGTTGAGGAGATTGTGGGCGTACTGGAGGAGAGTGACATTGACGTCATCTAAGACAGTGTGACATAGGGGGTAGTTGTACTTCACGTGTTGGCTCTACCCTCGGACGGCTTGCACAGTTCGTCGGCACCGAAACTGAAATGGCACTCCGCTATCGCATCCCGCTCCCCGACTGCCATCGTGTCCTCCGTCTCGTGATCGCACGGGACGGAGGACGCGACTATATGTGGTCCACTATGCCCCGCCTTTCGTGGTGCTTCAGGGGTGATGGGCTGACGTGTCGGAACCCAACGCCCCGGATTGTGGCGGACGTCTCACCCCGCCGGGGTGGACAGTGGGGTGTCAGGGCCCCTAGGGTTAAGGGCATCGGGAGCAAGACAGCAGCCCGACGGGGCGGGCTCCCCGCAACACAACCAAGACCATCGCAGAGAAAGAGGAGACAGCTATGACCATGAGGCATGCGGTGCCCCGCAACAATGTTGCCCCCCGCCGCCCTTTGAAGCGCAGCAGCGAAATCATCCTCGCCGCCATCATCTACCTGACCGCATCATGCTTCGCGGTCGTCGGAACACTGTGCATCGCGGTGATCGTTTGGACCCTGTGGGGTGCGATCGGAGCACGGTAACCCCCCCGCAATTCCGGCAAACACAAACACTAAAGGAAGAGGACATCGTGTTTTACGACGCGCATTTCACCGTCGACGTTACGAATCGGTCGCGGGACATTTGGCTGGACGGTACAATGCAAATAATGGATAGGGAGGATATTCTTCTGTCCGATCGCCTTATACCCGCCTATCTTCAGGAGTTTCCGGACGACCGTCGTTCCGCCAATGAGGGACTGGCTTCCATGGTGGGCATGGCGAAGATCTATGACCGCATTCTTACCCTGGCCGATGAGCACGGCCTCCATGTTGACGAGGATGAGTTTTCGACTCTGACAGTGTCGTCCGGCGGGTCGACGATTGGCACCATGATGGTTGCTATGAGGCGAAGCGGTGCTGAGCTGGACGTTGACCCGTTCGTCGGGGAGGACGTTTCGAAGCGCCTCATCTGGGATCATTTTGTGGATGATCTTACCCATGATTCTGTTGTTTCGCATTCTCGCACCCCCGTTGAGGCTGCTACCCGTTGGAGGCCGGCGAGGCCGCTCACGCGTTCAACGCGGTTCCACATTTACACGGCACCGATGGGTGAAATGACGTTCATTTCCGGCGAGGCTGCGTTTACTGTGGACAATGTTGAGACTCTCAGCTGGGTGGCCAATGTTGGTGTGGCCCGTACTGAGAGCCTTGCGGATAAGGTGCAGGAAATGTTCGATCGTCTTGTTGTGGGCGCCTCGGTCATGGAAAGTCTCGTCTCGGCGGCTGACGCCTGTGGTATTACTCTTGCAATGGTGGAGGATTCTTTGATTGTCGCCTATTTCAATGGTGAGATTATTGGGCAGATTGCCGTGGATGCGAGTAGGAGCGGTGTCGAGTTTGCCCCTGGCGCGTTGGATTCCTATGATCGATCAGACGCCGTGAAGGAGGCGTGGGGTGGGTTCTGTGCTCGAATCCTGGAGATTCCTGACAGTGTGATCGTCTGACCCCACCGCAATTTCAGGAAGAGAGAGGAGAGGAAATTATGCTTTGGTTTGAATATGATGGCCCCCACGATGAGAGGTTGACCGATCCGGACGTTGAGATGGGGCTTATTCGAGAGAATATGCCGTCTGCCATGTCCTACTATCACGATGATGATGGTTTTACTGTCATTATTTGGGATACTAAGGCTGGCGTTATTGAAACGTACGTTTTCGACGATGGTAGGCCGACGGTCTGGTATTTCAGCCCGAAGAATACGGCAGTGGATGCGTGGTGGAGAAAGATTTTCACCAAGGGTGAGAATACGGCCGTTGCGGCAGGGTGGCTGCGCAAGCATATCAAGCGGCATGAGGTAGATGAGGAGGGTGCCCGCTTGGCGCACGATTTCATTCTTTGCCTGGAGGAAATGCGGGGCAGTAAAAAGGATTCACCGGAATATGAGTGTGCTCTGTCTGACGCCAGGGACGGGCTCGTTGATCTGTGTGATTTGGCGGGCGTGCCCGCGGAGGAGGTGATTGGTTTCGATATTTAATCCGTGCGCCCCTCAACAGTAAATAGTAGTATCCGTCACAATGTTTGGGAAGAGAGAAGCATTACTATGGGTACAGTTTTCGAGACGGTTGTCACCCAGGCGGTCCGTGAGTGGAACAATGACGGGCGCCGTCACGAGATCAATGTGCATGTGCCTGCCCGCAGAATTTACGATGGCGGCATCATCACTATTGGCAGCACTTGTCGTATCGTGGTCGCCGGCGACACGGTGAGGGCAAGGTCCATTAAGCGGAAGAGCGTCGCGATTACGGTGGAGAGTGTTGGTGAGTTCGTCCGTCGTGCTTTGATTGTCGCGGCGAACCACAGTAAGGCGGCCGGCAATGAGTGACTCTACTATTGATAAGGTGGTATTCGCTTTCCTTGCCAGTTGTGTTGGCGATTTCGTTAAATGGTCTCAGTGCTCAATTGTCGCTTTGAATGGCCACAATGATGGCGGCCATCTTTCCGGGGTTTCCTTCAAAGCGATGGCCATGAACCCTGCCGATAGGACCGTCTACAGGATTATTGTCACGAAAGATAAAGAATGGCGGGTTCGTGTCGTTCAGCTGTCGAATCATATTCGGTTGGATGGTGTCGAAGCCGACCGGGAACTCATCGTCCATGCTGTGAATCGTTTCATGGAGCTGGCTGGCATGGTGGAGGGGCGGGAGTCATGATTGACGATGAGTTGCGCCTCATCGTGATCCAATTCGTGGCGGAGATGCTCAATGATCCGCGTTGTGAATCCATGTTGTTGGATACGGGCGAGGATGCCATTGTGGGCAGTGACCGGCCGGTCCTCTACTTGGACGTCATTGGGAAACGATACGGATGCATTCTCTCTATCGTAGAGGATGAGTATTCGGCGAGCATTCGAGATCGCGACACGGACGAAACAATAACAACAGTAAAAGGAAGAGAAGGAGCATGGAAGCTTCAGGAACTGCTCGACGAAATCAAGACAAAACTATGGGAGGAGAAATGATCAAGGTATTCGATTGGGAATTCCTGAAGCATGTCACCGAGGTGTGTAAGAATTACGCCAGCAAGGGCGGAAATGATTCGCTCGGCCTGGAAGTAAGCGCCTGGAACAACAGCATCCATATTGTGGTCGCATCGCCCGGGCACCGGTTTATTTTCGAAGCGGACACTGTTCGCGGTTACAAGGCGACGATTTTCGAACAGACTAACCGCTACTGGGGCCCTACGTTCGACGTCGGCTACACTTTCGACGGCGACGAGATTCTTGAAGCTTTCAATAGTTTTTTTGCCTACGTGGAGGAGGAGAACAATTGAGTGTTGAGAAGATTGCGGATTATGAGTTCGCGTCCCCGGATGGGGGCGTGCATTATGATTGGTTCGCTGACAGGGTTATCGATTATTTGAAGTCCAAGTCACCGGAGACGCCCCCTCGTTTCCTGTGGACGACTTTCTTGACGATGGTGTCCGCTCCATTGTCTGCGAGGACTCATTTGTCTGCGAACGCGCAGAGTATGGTGCCGTTGACTTTGTACTCACACTGCCTAGGGGCGTCCACTTTGTCGAGGAAGACGACGGCTCAGTCTTTGGTGCGTAGTTTTTTTGATGACTGTGTGGGTGCGTTTAGGTGGGATTCGTCGAGGCCTTTGGCGGCTGTGCAGGAGGTTGATTCGGCACTCCGTATGCTGTACCGTCGTCTGGAATCCCTGGAAAAGAAGAGCGGGCGCGTCGATATTGACGAGTACCGGGCGGAACGGGATGATATCAATAATCGCATCACCGAGCTTGAGGCTGATCGAAAAGATTTGCTGAATACTATCGACAATAGTCCGTGTGAGCGTTCTTTGATGGCGAATGTTTTGTTCGGGTCTAATGTGACGGCCGAGGGTTTGAATTTGCGGATGGCGCAGCGTCCTGGCGGGGCGTCTATTATGTTTGTAGACGAACTACAGAACATGTATTCTGCGTCACAGGGTGAGGGTTATCGTAGCGGGCTCATTGGATTCCTGACCGACGTCTACTCGGGTAGGACTGTCGAGTCCGTGCGTGTCGGCGACTATGGTGTCAGGCGTGCGGACAGTGAGCGGGTTCCCCATTCTCTTGCTTTCTGCGGCACCGGTATTCTCGGCGACGTAGTCGATAACATGTCACAGTCTTTGTTCGAGACGGGATGGGGACCGCGCATTCTTTTCGCCTTGGATGAGGAGGACCGTCAGTCCGATCCTTCGTCTTTCGGATGGGTCACCAACAATGACCGGAACGCGCATGGTAGTGATGGTTTCGTTGAGCATGCTTCCGAACGTATTTCAACAATGCTGGGGATGATGCAGCACGAATTCCGCGGTACTGTCTCTTGTGCCACCGAGTTTTGGCCCGTTAATACGCCAGCCACTATGACTGTGACTGAGTCGGCCCGGAATGTTTGGGTTGAAACGATGCGGGCCTGGTCCAGGGAGGCGGCTCGCGAGTCGCCTTTCCAGCGGGCGGTGCAGGCGGTCATTGACCGTATGGGGAATCATATTATGCGTGTGGCCGCTATTCTGTCTCTTTTCGAGCAGCAGATGAGCGTGTCATCGTCCGCCGTTCGGAAAGCTTTCAGTCTGGCCTCCGATTTCTGGCTGCCCGACGCGCTGAAAATGATTGACTATGTTTTTGTTCCGGATTTGACGCGTATGGTGGATGATTTCAGTAGCAATCCGCCGACCGAGACGCGTTTGTATCAGGTTTTGGAGGCGAAGAATTTGTCTCCTCGGAGTGTGGAGGAGTATCGGCAGTATATTCTTCGTCGGGGCGTGAAATTTCGCACCGAAGGTGCGATTGTGGATAATGACCTCGTGGAGGCGATTCTGCGGGATCAGATAGCGGAACCATCGTACAGTGAGTGATGTTTTCGGGGTGCGTTTCCCTGTGATGGTAGCGGGCAATGTTCGCTCCATCGCAGGGTGGCGTGCTACTAACGTGAACCTTCATGATTTTGCCACCTTGTGTGAGGTGCCCTCGAAATGCGAGAAGAATGACGCCCCAGCTTTTTTCGCCGGCATTCTTGCAGGGGGTAGGCGGCAGAAAAGGAATTTCGTGTCCCGATCCGCTATCGTTTTGGATGCGGATCATGGGTCGCGGGAGGACTTTGTCGGGGATCGTATGCGGGTAGCGAATCTCGCCGGTATTGTGTGGGAGACGGCGTCGTCTTCCTTCCCGTCCCCGCGTTTTCGCGCTGTTCTGCCGTGCACTCGCAGCATGACGATAGGGGAGTGTGAGGCGATCGGCCGGGCGTGTTTTAGTGTGTTGGGGCCGGTGTCTCAGTGGGATGGGTCGTGTGCTGAGGCGTCCCGCGCGTTTTTTCTGCCGTCGCATCGTCTTGGTTTGAGGGTGCGTAATTGGCTTATTGACGGTGCCCGCTTGAGTGTTGATAAATGGTTGGAGAACATCGGGTATGAGGAGAAGAATGATGATGTTTCTTTGTCTTCTGTGCCTGATGGCGGCTATGGTGGTGTGATTGGGGAATTCAATTCAAAGTATAATTTTAATGATCTTGTTGGTTTGTTTGGTTGGCCGTATGAGTCGGTGGGTAGGCGGTGGCGGTATATGCGTGGCGGTGACACGGCCCCTGGTGTGACGGTGCTGGACAGTGGTCTGGTCTATTCGCATCATGCGGATGATCCGCTCGCGGACGGCCGGGCGCACACGGCGTTCGATTGCATGAGGGTGCTGGAGTGCGGCGGTGACGTGAGTGCGGCCGTGGGTGAGGCGCTGTCTCTCCTCCAACTGGAGATGTGAGCGTAGTCACGCCACTGTGGGTTGACGAGGACGCGCACGGCCTGCCTATACTAGAGCCGTCACCGAGAGACGGTGACAGTACGAAGAGAAGAGAGAAGAGAAATCATGAACATCACCGCTCGTCGCAGCACTCGGAACGACGTCGTCGAGTTCGACATTGTCCCCACGTTGGACAATGTGGGCGACTACGACGTCCCCGCGATCGCCGATGATGTGATCGGACAGTACTTCTCCGCCACTGGTACTCCCTACTATGTGGTGGACGTTGATGAGGACGCCTACTGGGACGCCGTGCAGCGTCACGCCATCACTCACTGACTCGACAGAACGAACCCCGTCTCATCGCTCGGTGAGGCGGGGTTCGTTACATGAAAAGAGGAAAAAACAAGTGACACTACTAGTGTTCACGCTCACCATTTGTCTGCTAGTGATCGTTTGGACGAATTTCAATGATTAACATTCGGCCCACTGGGGCACAGGAAAGAGAAATCAATCGTACCGTCGCCGCGATTCGAGACAGTGGTGGTGCTTTGCTGGCGTGGGAGCCAGGGTGCGGCAAAACATACGGGGCCATCTGGGTTACACAGAAACTCGACGCCGCCAGGCGGGTCATTGTTGTGTGCCCGAAGCGCGTCATTCCGTCATGGCAGGCCAGTATCAAGACCATCACCGGCCAGGAAGCGAGAGTGCTGTCTCGCACCACTAAGGCGGGGCGCGTCAACATTGAGGACATGTTGAACGGCGCAGACGGTTGGTGGGTCATTAATTTCGAGCTATTGGTTTCCCTGGGAAAGGCGGTAGAAACGGGGAAGTGGCCGTCCGTTTCTTTCTCAAGGAAATCGTTCGATATGGTGGTCGTGGACGAGGTCCACCGTATTGCGAATCACCGCACCCAGTCTTTCCGAGCAGTAAAAGCATTGAAGTCGAAGCGGCGCCTCGGCCTGTCGGGTACGCCTGCCGGCAATAAACCCGTCAACATTTATGGTGTTCTCAAATTCTTGAACCCAGGTAGTGTCGATAGGAGTTTCTACCGGTTTGCTGACGAGTTTTTCGTTTCTGAGTTCAATCCTTTTGCGGCGTCCCCGTATGCCAGGATTTATGGCGGCGAAAAGAACCCTGGTGCTCTCCGCGATTCCGTGGGTGACAATTGGTCTGCGATGCGGGGAAGTGATATTTTTGGTGATCTACCTCCCGTGAATGTTCAGCGTGTTGCTTGTGGGATGCGGCGTGAACAGAGGAGGATGTACCGGGAGTTCGTGGATTATCGTTTGGCGGTTATGGATGGTGGGGCCAGCGTGGCCTCGTCCGCCGCCGTTCTCGATGGGCGTCTCAGACAGATCACTCTCGGACCATTGAGGATCGTGGGTGATAGTGTGGAGTTCGAGGGGAGAGGGTCGTCGAAGATAGATGCCACTCTCGACATTCTGTCCGATCTGCCGCCCGACGAGAAGGTTATTCTGTGGTGTCACTCTCGTAAATTCATGGCGCCGTTGCGGAAACGGCTGGCCGACGCCGGCTATCAGAGCGTTGAATTGTCCAGTGATTACCATGATGAGTGGCGGCGGTTTTTGGGGCCTGATGGGCCGCGGATTCTTTGTGCTGTCATTGCGGCCGCCGCTGAAGGGATTGACGGTTTGCAGAATGTTTGTAACACTGAGGTTTGGTTGAGTGAGGATAATAGTGTGATTTTGAATTTGCAGGCGTCTGCTCGTTTGAATCGTAAGGGGCAGACGAAGCGGGTGAATCGTTTTCTTTTGCAGTGTGAGGGTACTGTTGACGTGACGGCCGTGGAGCCTAGGTTGGCGGCGGGGTATGAGCGTCTGCGTGAGAGCGGCCTCATATGAAATGTGATAGACGCCACGCCCGTGAGGGTTGTGCACACTGCCACCGCACACATACAGTAGATGTCATGAAGACAAAAACACACGGCAGCTCAAACATTCACCTAGTGCGACGCCGCATGACGGATACCATCATAGACATTCTCATGTCCGATGACAGTAAGTTGATGGGCAGGAATTTTCTAACCGTCACTCCGGTCGACGATGGGTACTCGGACGTCAATGTCATCCATGTCACGGCGGACAACATTCACATTATGCGAGGCATGGCCTCCTGTAACACTCTCGACATTTACGAACTCACCACAGAGGAGGGGTGAAAAATATTATGCGCATCACACAGAGCACCACGGTTGACGAGATCGCCGGCCGCACCATTATTCTGAAGTGGCCTACGAAATTCGGCGTCAAGACAATGCAATTACACGTGCCCAATATTCGATCAGAGAACATCTGGCGGATCCAATGCTATGCGGCCGTCATTTCCACAGCAATCGAGGAGCGGGCCGGCCTCACAGCAACCATCATCGAATAACACACAACCATAACCAACATTACAAGGAAGGGAGAGTAAAAACACTAATGGGCGTCTACCTAGTATGGGAATCGTCACAGAAAGGCGACTACCTGGTCTACTCGAATCTCGAACAAGCCGCAATGCGAGCCGAGGAGCTGGGTGGCACGGTCTACGAAATCATGCCGGCCGGCGACGCAAGACTATTCTTCATTGAGGACATTGCGAGCGGAGACATTGAGGTCCACCGTGACGTCAGGCTCGCCGCTATCGCCGCAATTCAGGAAGGGGAGAAATTTGAATTTGAGCCCGGCCGCCACGATCGCGGTCAGTAATGTTTTCGCCCCAACCGAACGCGACAAACAAACGCGCATCGGCGTGAGCGAGATCGGGGACGATTGCGAACGATGCATCGCTGACAAGCTTCTCGGAATCCCGCACGATAATGGAAGTGCGGGCACGCCGCTGGCGCCTTTTCTCGGCACCGCATTTCATGCTTTCGCGGAATCACGCACAAAAAACGAGCCGAACGTTCTAGTAGAGCAGAGAGTAGAGGTATGTGATCTTGAAGACTATGGGCGTATTTCTGGGAGTGTGGATCGCTTCGATATCGCGGCGGCGACGGTCCTGGACTGGAAACTACTCTCACGGAAAAAGATTTCCGCATTCAAGAAGAGTATCAAATGGGACGGTGAGCTACCTCAGTTCGCTAACACGATAGCGGGCGCACAATTCCGTAAATACTACATTCAAATCATGCTCTACGGGTACGGCCTCTCAAAGGTCGGACACGAGGTGACTCACTGTTCTATTGTCACCCTTCCAAGGGATTGCAGTGTAGAGGTGGTGCCGGACAGTATTTGTGAGTTCTCTTTTCCGTGGCAGCAGGACGTTGCGCTCGCGGCCCTGGAGAGACTCCAAAACATTTGGAAGAGAGCGAGATCACACGACGGTGGGGTTGACAGTCTCCAATCGTCTCCCCTATGTTGGTACTGCTCGCACGAGCGCCACACAGAAGCATTCAAAAACTACACTATCAACGGTTAGGAGGTGAAACATATCATGACTTTCGAGGACACTCTCGCCCGTCTCGGAATGACGGTCGTGAACCCGGAGCAGAATAATCATTTCAACATGCTTATTCATGGTGTGAGTGGTGTCGGCAAAACATCGCTCGCGGCTACGGCGTCACAGGTGGACGACATGTCACCCGTCCTGTACGTTGATTTCGAATCCGGCACACTCCCGCTGCGGGATTGGGGAAACTTGCGGAACATTACTGTCGCGCATTGCGACAAGTGGGTTGATTGCGCCAATCTTTGCGACAATATTGCGCGTAATCTTGCGGAATTCCCCTACAAGACTGTAGTGTTCGACACGTTGGATAAGTGCCAGGAACTCATTTTGACCCACTATGAGGCTGTGTCGAATGATACGTGGACGAAATGGCGGGCAGTATACGATTCACTGTTGAAGGCGATCAGCGTATTCCTGGACGCCCCCGACATTTCATTCATTGCTATCACGCATTCCGCACGCGAAAGCAATGAAGTCACTGGGGAAACCTTCATTGCACCATCCTTCGAGGGGCAGAAGTCTGGGCAACGCATTCCCGCTTTGTTCAATTTCGTGGGCTACATGGAATGGGCGAACGTAGACAATGGGGACGGGGAAGAAATCACCGTGCCAGTTCTGTACACTCGCAAACCGAACGTCGTTACAAAGCAACAGACGCGCGGGTTCCCACCGGCAATGGGGAATCCGAGCATGACCAAGATTCACAATTACATCACTAGCCACTAACCAAAACATAGGAAGAGAGAAAAACTATTATGGCTAAGATCACTGTTACCGCTGACCGTGGCGTCTCCGCTGAGACTCTCGCTATTGCCGCCGATGCGATCAGGGAGGCGCTTCGTAGCAAGCCCGCCGACAGCAAGCCCACCACTAGCGAGAACTGACACCCCGCAATTCTTTACCACCACCTCATAGGAGCACAATAATTATGGCAACTGGCTTCAACTTCGGCACCGACCTCTCATCCCTGGAAGTCGCTACCGGCAGCGGCAACTTCGAGCCGCCCAAGCCCGGAAAGCACTCAGCATTCATCACTAAGGCTGAAATGACTACGTCCAAGAGCGGCAGGCCGATGCTTGTCACCGATTGGATGATCGACGGTGACGACGAGGACGCCGGAAAGGCCCTCACTGACCGAACCGTTTTCACAATCAACAAGAATGGAAAGACTTACATTCACTTCAACATTCCGAAGTATTTCAGTGCCGCCGGTCTATGGCCGGCCGACGCCAGGGAGCGTGCCGACCTTCTCTCGCCGCAGAAGATTGACTCGACCGTGAAGCGCGTGTGCGAGAATCTGGAAGGCGCTCACGCAACATTGGTGACCCGGATGAGTAAGCCGAGGCCTCGTCTCGACGATTACGGTCGCCCCGCATACGAGCAGGACGAGAACGGGATCACAATCCTCGGTGAGGATGGCGCCCCGAAGCCCGCTTTCTGGCCTCCCAGGGCAGAGATTTCTTCCATCGATTTCGAGGCCAAGAAGAGTACTGCGACCGCATCACCGGTAGTTTTCTAACAGGCATACTGGTCGCATGATTTGAATAGCGGGGGCAACAATCGCGTTGCCCCCGCTATTCAACCAAATAAGAGAAGAGAGAAAACACGAATGATGCAACCATCATACAAGCTGTACAGGCTGGCCGCTAACAGGTTGGAGCGGCTTCAAACGAGTGTCCCCAGTGGGGAGTTCCTTTTTCCTTCCGTGGATGCTGCCCTGGAATGGTGCTTCACCTATTTGGAGGTTCCCGAGGACAAGAAATGGCGTTTCGTGCGCCCTGACATTACCAAGCCAATCGCTCCGTGCAACCTTGACGTAGCGCTAGATCACACGCCGGATATGCCGTATTTGCGTTACCATCGCAAAGCGAACGAGACGCTCATGCCGAGCCGCTCCTACAACGATATTCGTCTCAATATTTGGGCGTGGCGAGAGGAGAACGGTGTGGATAATTTTGAGTTCGATGGCATGATGTCGGCTATCGAATGGTGCTACAACGAATTCAACCCATCGGTTGTGTTCGAATGGAAGTTCGCGACCGAAAACGGAGTATTTCGTCCCGGTGAAATCTCTATCATACGCACCAAGACAAGAAAGAAAGGTCGCAACCGCCGTATCCTTCACCCGGTCAAGCCGGTGAACAAAGACTTGACCGGGGAAGAGCCGGAAATGGTAGGACGCCGCTTCCGGCAGTGGGAAGTTACGTCTCCTGAGTACAGGTTCATGAGTGATCACCACAAGTATTTTCATATGCGTTGCGTGAATTGCGGGGAAGAGAAGTGGATTCGTGTTTCGCGTTTCAGCGGCGGCGAACCCGTGAACTGTCCGTGCACTAGCTCCTCGCTTCGCATGTACAAGGAACTACCGAAATGGCTTACCCCTTCACTCATGCGACGCATTTATGACCTGAAAAGATACATACCGAAAGAGGACTTTCATTTCGATTCTCCGCAGGATTGTGCAATATGGTGCTATAAGAATTTGCCTTTCCCGGACGACCCGGATACGCCGTGGACTCTGAAGAAAGGTCGCGGCAAGCCGATGACGCCGGACACGCTATGGCTCAAGGTAGACGGAGTACGTTCTGACACGGTGAAAAATATTGCCACCGTGAACAAGTCGCGGCGAAGCCTACGAAAGAGGAAAGGGGAAAAGATATGATGCAGCGAGTGATGGCCGTTGACCCAGGCAAATCAACAGGAATCGTCGTCGGAGAGTTTCACGACGATCGCGAATTCTCAATCATTCATGTCCAGCAATTCAAGTACGAGTATTGGACTGCCAGCGTCTACGACATTCTGGCCACACGAAACGAATTCGCCCCAGACATTGTCGTGTGCGAACAGTTCGACCTTCGACCTGGCAACAATTTCCTCGCAGACCTCACCCCAGTGAAAATCAACGCCGTGCTGGAATGGGAGATCGGGGATATCGTCTGGCAGACTCCCGCAATGGCAAAAACTACCATGCCCGATCATGTTTTGAAGTTTCTCAATTTTTGGCCTACCGGAACTGATGTGGGCCAGCCTGATGCGGACGACGCGCGGGATGCGGGACGTCATCTTTTCCTGTGGGCAATCACCAAACGCCACGACGAGGATGTGATCGCCCGCATCGTCGGAAGCGACGTGGAGCGACGGTGAATGTTTCACGTGAAACACACGCCCTCGTGTTTCACGTGAAACATTACTGCCCCCTACCGGACAAGCGGTATGGGGCAGTAATGTTCTATGAACAGTGGAGGTCAGGCGACCTTATCCTCGTTGGCGGCCTCACCCTCACCGGCGGCATGACGGCCAGCGGCCGCGCCAGGGCGAGTGTGATACGTAGCCAGTGCCAGAGTCAAGGCGCCGACGATCTGGGTAACAGCGTCAGCGTACTGGGACGCCTGGTCCGCGGAAATAACATTGAAAGCGGCGAAAACACCGAGAACGGCGGTGAGCAAAGCGTAAAGGGCCTTGCGGACCTCAGGAGTAAACATGTTTATGAATCACCTCATAGAATCCGGAATTTGAGGCTCAGTAGGGATTGAGTCCTCTTTATCAGATGGTATCAGAATTTTCAGAGACCGGCCCCAATCGAGAACAGTGTGCGCGAAAGAGACGGCCTCCCACCACTTCACTTCTGCCCGCCGGCGGCCATCTTCCGCCAGATCTGCAGCTCTTTCGGCGGCCGCAAGACTGGCCTCCAGGGCGGTCACTCTCTCAGAAAGAGATCGGACGGTAATGTCCAGAATTGAAATCTGCTCCTGATCACGTGCATTCTTGCGTTGTGTTACGTTCGAGAATATTGTGCCAGTGAGGGCGGCTAAGGCTACTAGGGTGGCGTCGGAGAGGACATCGTTCAGGAAATTGAGCATTGTATGACTAGTGTCCTCTTTTGTTATGATTGCTTGGCAGGGCTGCAATAGTTACTATATAACATTCCCCGCCCAACAATGACAATGTCAGGCGGGGAATGTTATGTTTTAGTTACTTTCTATGGAATCCGGGACGATAGCCGACAGTCCGCATAAACCGTACGGTACGTACACTAGCCCAAAGAATGATCGCACCAACACACCACAGAGAATCGCGAGTCACGTTCATGGTGCCGTTGGTGAAATCTTCATACACCATGAGTGCGGTGTTTGCTGTCACCATGACGGCCGCAAAAATTGTAGCAACATAAAGCGACTTAGTCACTCTAATTTTCACTTTCATTAGATGGATTGTATACCATCGCCCCCACGTCGACTCCTAGAGCTGCTAAAGGGAAATGTAGGAAACGTGAGGGCGATAGTATTCTCTTGTTGCACCGTCGGAACGCATAGGAAAATATTTGTGTATTAACCAATATGAGCGGTACGAGTAGAGTATAGCACACAACAAAAGCAAGTCTCCGAACGATCATTCATTGACCGTCCGGAGACTTGCTCTACCACTACCACAGGAGATCACGGAGAGGGAAGAGAGTGAAGCTCTCCGCATGTAGCATCCATCATGGCGTGACACTCAGCATAATACTAACCGAATATACCATGATAGAACACCGACATGTTGTGTCAGGAATTCTGCTCCGGGGCGGGAGACTCCGCAGGTGTAGGAGACTCCGCGACACCATCATGCGCCTGCAAAGACGACGGCGTGCTAACGGCCTTACGAATCTCGTTCACGGCACCATAAATCGCACCCGCCTCACGCACGTTCTCCTGACCCGGAGTCACGGAATGCAGAATCTGATCCACGGACGCGTGAATAGACTTAACCTCCTCATACGTGGCCTTAGCGTACCAATTCATGTCGCCAGCGAAATGATCCCCCGCCTTTCCACTACGGAAAAGATCGCGAATCTCCCTGAGCAGATCAACGCCCTCACTCATATCCCAAAAATCCTCTCCAGCGCCCCCAGAGGGACGACCATAATCATACCAAGACTTGCAACGATTACTGAAAAGAATCCCATAAGACTCATACGCGCCATACGGGTTCCCTGAATTATAACGCGACCCGACACGCTTCAACGCCTCATAGGAATCGCCTTCAGCGTTAATAAGATCACGAAGAATACGGCAGCCGACCTCAGCCGACTTTTCCGGCATCCACCATTCACGATCCGGGTCATCCAAGAAATAACCCGGATACGTGATCTGCAACGGACCGACACCGTTCGAGGTTTCACCGTCTCGAATTGCCGCAAGGAACTCACGGAAATTCTCCTCAGTCACTTCCTCACCGTGCGGGCCGGCACCACCAGCGTCGTGCCCGTAAATGTTCGCGCCACGCTCGCCGGTCTCCATCCACAGGCACGCCAGGGCGGCCCACCACGGACAATTCTCCGCATCGGCGGCCCTGAGAACAGCCTCCTGAATAGAGGAAAGGCGGTACGAGCCGGCGGATTCGTGCCCGTTATCGGAATCGGTCCGCTTTCCGAAACGGATGCACGTGGACCACGAGGCAGCGACAGTCATCGGGTGACTACTGTATCGGACTACATGTGTTTCGTAGCCGGTCTGATCCCCCATCTGCCCTTCCGAGATTTCACCATTCTCATTGATCCATGCCTCCGCGAGGAGCGGATCACCTGCGTTGAATGAGCCGTCGTCTTCGCGCACGCACATTGCGACATGTCCGCCATCTCCGGTGGTTTTCAGGACCATGTCGCCGACATGGAATCCGCCTGACGGCGTGGACCCGTACCATGTGTCCCCAATATCCATGAATCCGCGATTCGCGGCCAGGGCGTTCAGGGTTTCGGTCCATGTTTCGCCGGTACGCGGGAACATGATCGGATCATCCCAGCCGGTTCCCCAGACGTTATGGAATGCAATATTGTAGGCGCCCGCTACGCCGCTACTGCAATCCATGTCACCGGGGCCCGTTTTCCAGCCGGCATCATTGGAATTCCAGTAGCAGGTCCACCGGTTATCCTGGGCATATCCGGTGCCCCCGTAGTCGCCTGTGGTGCACCAATATTTCATTTCCGACGCAGCATATTCTGTGACGGAATCTGCCAATTTTGCACCGCCTTTCGTAAAGGTTCTCGGTGGTCATAATTTTATCATGAGTACCTGGGGGCACCTTTAGTGTATATAGGTACGTGCGTGCGCATATACCACATGCGCCCAGTGCTTGTCAATACTCTACACAACATTAGTTTTGTGGGACAGGTCACCGTCGCGTGGGGTTGATCCATGGCGCACGAGAGAGCATGATTAAGACATCGGCGGGGAGGACAGTCCACCCAGCCGGGGATAGAGAGGACAAGACAATGACCACCACCATTGAGAACATCACCACCGACACCGACATGGCCTACGCCGTCGGCACTGCCGCCGACGCTTGGGGCGACACGGATTACTGGGTGGACGAGACTGGCGAGACTATCGGCCTCAAGCGGGCTACCGCCGATGGTGGGCGGGCGCTCGGACTCCACGTGTGCGAGGACGTCGTCTCCTGGGGGCTCTGGCAGTACGATGTCGACGGGTTCACTATCGTCCACGAGGGACTCTCCGCTCTGACTGACGAGACCATCGTCTACCTGGCCGATTGGTGGCTGGAGAACTAACACACACAACATAACGGTGGTGGCCCGTCACGGGGCGACGGGCCACCACCACCCACCACCATACACATATATTTTGAGAAGAGGATTACTATGGCACGCCGTCGCACCGGATACGGATCATGCAAAACTACAGGGGGAGCAGTTTTCACTAATCTGAAGGGCACTAAGATTCATTTCCCCGCCAAGGGGTACGAGAAAGGCGAGAACGAGTTCCGAGGCATCCCTGTTGAGGGGGTAACCGCTGTCGCAATTCTCACTGGGGCCGACCTCGTACAGGCCATTCCCGTTCAGCGGCCCGCACTCATCGGAAACGTCCGCAACATTTTCACCCCCGAAGGTGCGCGCGCTTCCTTCCTCGTGGTCTGCACCGAAGGAAACGTCTACCGAGTTTTCGATATCAGCGAGGAGGAGCTCGGGAACGCGCGTAATCTGATCAATGATCTGCGCGGGATTCTCGGCGACCAGATCGAGTGGGTCAAATCATGAAATACCCAGCAATCCACCGCATGGACGGGCGTGAGGACGAGGTCCGTCGCAAGACGATAGAGTTTCAGGAACACAAGAGGAATCGAGCGAAGAGAATCAAGAGCACACGCCACACTAAGCGCACAAACTTCAACTACAGTGACGGTTGGACTAACCGTCTCATGGCAGAACTGAACGGAAAGTGAGGAACAACTATTATGTCTACTTTTTCGAGTGCCCCGTCGGCGCCGACTCCCGCGCCTCCGCCGCCCGAGGCTAGTGCACCTACGCCTCCCCCGCCGCCGCCTCAGCCGCCTTGGCCGACCCCGGCGCCGCCCGCGTGGTCTGTGCCGCTCAGTGTGATGGCACCCCCGCGCCCCATGAATCGTTTCATGGCGTGGCTCCGCAAGCCGCGGTCCACGGGTGAGGGCATGGCAATGGGTGCAGTCGCCCTCATTGTTGGTGTTATTGGACTGTCTCTGGCGTGGCGTGCTTTTTGGTGGCTTCAGGTGTTTTTCGCTTACTTTGCCACGGTCGGTACTCTCGGTAACTGAAATAGCGAGAAACGGCTTTGGTTTCGATTCTATTCATGATGGTGTAGAGCGGAGACACTATTTCAAGTACAACGATTATTCGATCACGCAGACGAAGAGAGGAGATTATGTGGTGTCACCTGTAGATGATGAGTGCGAGAAGATTTACTACCCGAATGGCGTGTATGAGTATGTTTCGAAGGTAGTGCAGCATGATGGGTTCTGGGAGGCACATGTCCGCAATCTTGCTAATGAACAGCGAGTAGCATGCTGGAGTCGTCGTCGCTTCTCTTTGGAGCATAAGCGCGATGGTTGGTATTGGCGGCAAATCGGCCCTTATGAGTCTTATTCCGGCTATGAAGTGAAATTCGCAGGCAAATCAATTCACCTCCATGTCTCCGACGATTATGAAGCGCCTATCAAGAGAGCGATTAGGTATTTTACTGGCGAATGGTGCATATGGTATAAAAACGAAGAGGGCGGAGAAGGGTTTCTCACGTTCGACGAGCAGCGCTATGAGTTGACCTTGTGTGATGACACTCTCTATATCGCAGAGAAGTGCGATGACAATTTCTGTACCACAGGGGAGAATGGTGGATGTATCGAGGATGATGTACACGAGAATGTCGTGTCTCACCCGTCATACTACGTAACCCTCACCCCCGAACCCATTACCTTCACTCGCGACAAAGACTACCTGACCGGGAGTGCCCTGAAGTATATTTTCAGGGCCGGCCACAAGGATAGCGCTGACGAGAATGTTGACATGGGGAAAGCGGCGTGGTACCTTCGGGAACTCGTCGCCGAGCATGGAGGACAGACGGTGATCGCAATTCTGCGAAACGTCTACTGGGACACCATTGACAGGCAGCTCGCCCCGGAGGATCGCGCCAGAGAGGTTCGAGACCGGCTCACGGAATTCACGTCCGCCATTTCGTACGATAGTCTCAACAACTATATTTCGGAAGCGTGAGTATTGTGGAGAATATTGTTAATATTGCTTTCGTTGATTTGGCGAAATGTGGTGAACTGTGGGGTGCGACTGCGTTTATGCACGCCACCGACTGCAACTTCACTATCAGGAGTTATGCTATCGATCCGCCTGCCGCGATCCGTAGGCTTATGCACGACGTTCAATTCGTTCAGGGAGTAACACTCGCTTTGCGCTCATGGCAGGAAGGAAGGATCACTTTCACTAGGTGCACATATTGGCGTGAGATGGACGGCTATGTGATCACTTATAGTGACTCATCGAACGATAATGCATACGTCTGCGCGATCCTACTGTCGGGGCGCGGTGAAGACACAGTAGAAATCATCCCGGGAGAGGAACCTACCCTTACCCTTGAAGCCGAAGCAATTCTACGTGATAAAGGCTACACGGTCCATATGGTCAAGGAAAACGAAACGGGGGACTGCCAGAATGGCTACGCTGAGTGATTTCACTCTCCGACGCAGAATCGATTGGGGCGAACTCATCTCCGACTGGCGCAAACCGCTGTCTATTCAACCGGCGTCAGTAGAAGTACGATTGGACGAGAACATTATCACCTACCGTCATGGTGACGAGAATGTCACCATTGACGAGAATGGTTACGAGCTGCTGCCGGGTGAGTTTATTCTCGCGTCCACCCAGGAGAAAGTAAGCGTGCCCGCCGACCTAGTGGCCAGGGTGGAAGGCAAGTCATCGTGGGCGCGACGCGGAATTCTCGTCCACGTGTCCGCGGGATACATTGATCCGGGATTCCAAGGAAACGTGACCCTGGAAATCGCCAACCTGCACTCTACCAAATCTGCCATTCTTCACCCTGGGGATAGGATTGCGCAGATCGCTTTCGAGGACTTGGACAGGCCGGCCAGCATGCCGTACGGCACCAATGGCCTCGGATCACATTATCAGGGGCAGACCGGTGTCACGCCGTCCGCTCGGGAGGTAGAATAATGAGGAAGATTGACCGTCAGGAAATCGCGTTGGCTATTGTTAAGGAATTGCGAGACATGCTCCCGGCGCCTCGCATTTCCGACCGCACGGGAGTTACCGTCATTGACTCTTCGCTAGGGAAGATCGAGGTCACCGATGACGGCGTTGCGGTGACGACGAAGCGCGGAGTCTCGGCGGGATGGACTCACAGGGATTCCTGTAGTCCGGAGCATTCTGCGATGCGCTGCAACTTGCTTCTGCGGAGCGTCTCATGACGTCGAACAACTCAATGCTGGAGATTGAGCACGAGATTAGCCTCACACAGTTGTGGCTTCCGAAGCCCGACATGTGCGACATTGACGAAGCACACATGATCGCTCATCTGAAGTGGCACAACCAATATAAGGGCGTTGGAATTGACGTCACCGTAGAAAACGTCGACGGCGGCGCTATCAGTAAATGGGTTATCTGGGGCTGGCCATTGAGCGTTGTGGGCGTTTACCATGAAACAAGCGGCGAGAATACATCCAATCTTGCGCGCAGTCTAGCACGGCAATGGACGAGCGTAGAGTGTGATGCTATTGCCGCTCGTCAATTCAGAGAGATCAATAACACAATTCACTCGATTCTGAATTCGCCGTCGATCGATGTTCAGGACGATGCGCGCGCTGATCTCATGGGTGTATTGGATGATATTGCTCGCGAGCACGGAGGAGACTACCAGGGCCTAGGACTATAGTCTCTTCCGTCGGGTGTGAAAACATTCCCCCTCACCACAGAAATCGTGGTGAGGGGGAATGTTTCACGTGAAACACTCAGGCGCCAGGCTGAGGAGACGGAGCCGGAGCCACCTTCGCCTCCAACGCGGCAACACGCTCAGCCAAACCGAGGTAGCCGCCATGCCAAGCGATCACACGCTCCATAATCCAATCCGACGGAGGATTCTGATAAGGATTCCTCTCAGGAACCCACTGGCCGCCCTCACCCTGCACCAGCTCACCATCGGTCACATACAAATGTGACACGCCGAATGACGCGGCGCGATCGATTACCTGTTGGAAATTCTCTTTCGTAACCCCGTGAATGACGTGCCACCACTTGGTGGAAGGCTGCGCCCGCATCGCATCATTCGCAATCGGATTATTAGGGTCATCCGTCAAATACTTGGCGGCAGTATTCTCGAAGCTCATGCATACGTCGAAATCGAGAGCGCACACGGCCTCAGTAATGTTACTGCCAGGGTTGATAGCGATTGTAAAATTCTTCCCGTAGGCGCGTCGAATTTCGCCGATGAGGTCACCGTACCAGCCAACCCGTCCGGACTGTGCGCCCCAGCCGTTGATTACCTCGTCCAAGAATACGCCCTGGAAAAGGCCATCATACTGGGAGTGCAGGTTGGCGCACAGCTGCATAATGTATTCGCGCGTGAACTTGTCCGGGTCCGGCACACCATTCCGAGCAGCATCATCCTTGACGAGCGACGCTACACCGTAGCGGGTAGGAATGTACCAAAGGACTCTCTTTGCCCCGGCCGCCTGAGCGCGCTGCGCCTGCGTAAGAAAATCATTGTCTTTGACGGACCAATCGCCCGTGGAACGATTCATGATCACGTAGCCGAGAGCATTCCCATAGGCCAGCGTCTTGGCCCACTTTGAGATCTTCCCGGCCTGGCCCTCGTTGTAGAAATCGGGCCAGAAATACGTGACGGGGGAGTAGTAGTGTCCGCCGACCGTGAAAGGCGAGATCGCGGAGAACAGCGGGGCGACCAGTTTATCTATGCCGGCCTTAGTGTACCCAGTAATGTTTGCCATTGTGTTTTCTCACTCTCCGTAGGTCCAGGTAAGACCATCGTCGCTGACGGTGATCTTGCCGCCATTGCCCTGGTCGCCGCCACCGCCGGGATTGCCGGGATCGGGGGGAGTGCCGCCGTTCCATGCTGACAGGGAGGTCACCTGCACATCGCCGGAGGCCGGCAGCTCCGCTCCTCGCACTTCACGCGCCCAAACGCCGGCGACATTCAAGACGATCGCCCACCGTCCGCCATGGCTGGCGTCTACCTCTACCTCGATCCTGCCTTTGTCGTCGGCATCGCCACGCACGGGGGCGGGGACTGTCGTAATATTGTCGGACGTGTAGACGGTTTCGGGACGGACGCTCATTGTTGCGTTGACTGTCTTGCCGGCGGCATTCACAACCGTCGCTATGACTTTAGTCATATTGTTATCACCTATTTCTAATAGTGAAATATTTTGTTGATTACAGGTCAACGCGGGTCGCACCAAGAGTAGCCACCGTAAACACGGTGCCCGGGAACACGCCACCATCGTAATGCCAGTACGGGTCAGCACCATAGCTGCCAGCCGTAGTGTAAGCAACACGGTGCGACCCAGCCTCTACGGAAAGGCGCCATTGCATGTGGTGCGTCATGAATGTGCGATTGTACTGAATCTCGGTCTGCCAAATGCCCCGATTGTCGAGCTTGAACCCGAAGAAATACGAGCCGACCGCCTTGTCCTTCTCCTCCTCGGAATGATAATCTTCGTGCGCAATGCTCACGCACACGTCAAGCGAGAACTCCATAAGGCTCTTGATCGGCAGAGTAACAATACCGTCACCCCACGTGTAGGTGGCATGATCCGAGGTAGAACGTCCGCGTCCGTTCGTATTATCGCGGTGCCTGTAAAGCACGCCACTGAACGAGTTCGCCGGGTTAATGTTGAATGATCCATCGCCGGCCTTGGAGCCGTCGGCAGTGTACAGAATGTCGTCAATAATGAAAACGGCTGGGCGTGCTTTTGAGACTGCCCCGGACGGTGCGGCCGCCAACATAACGCGTGCTGCCGCTATGGACGCCGCCGGCATGACCCTGCCGGCGGAATCATCGTACGCGTCCCAGGCCTCAATGAGATTATCGTCTACTGTGGGGACGATGCCGCCGGTCCACCTAGTGTTAGGCATATTGTTTTCTCCTAAAAATATTGTTGCACAATCTTCAGTAGGTAAGCCAGCTAACCGTCATCTCGCCCCAGTCCATAATTGTACCCTCGTCAATATTCTGATACGTATAAAGCGCGATCCGATCCCCGACATTGAGGCGCCTGACTCCGGTCACCTGCAATGCGGTCCATAAGCCATGGTTCAACGCAGCATACATGTAAACGCCACGCTCAACATCGTTGGGGTTGGCAACCCTTGTGCCACCAACATATCCCGCCCATGACGACCGGTACCATGTTGTGCCGTCTAGACGGTAGAGCCCGCTCTGCGGAATAATGATTTCGACACCGTCTACCTGCATTCCACCGCGAACAATTTTTTCCTGCGAACCCACATGAACCTTCGTCCAATCATCTTTTTTAGTCCACAGGTGAGCGTTGTTTGTTGCCATGTGGGCGAAAGGCGGCTCTGTGAAAGTACGCCAAGACGAAGAATGAGGCGAAGCTGACCCGGGCGGGTCGTAAGACACGCCATTCGTGTCCATGATAAGCTCGCCGCCCTGACGGTCAGTGATCTGTATTTCCGCAACGCCCTCGTCGTCGCGGAAAATATGCAGACCCGAGGAGCGGCTCATTTTCCATGACACGTACATGGAATAAATGGTTCCGAGCGTCATTCCCGGCGTGAAAACATCATTCGTGCGGGCACTAATGTAGAAAGGCGTGTCCGTGTCCTGAATCCACGCACCGTCGGGAAGCGTGAAATCGAATCTTATTTTCTGCCCGGCCATCGCCTGCTCGTCAACACTGACGATTCTATTCTTGCCAATGTTGATTGTGAGAATCGCACGCCCGTTCCACGACGGGGTGAAAAGAATATACCCCTCGACCTTGCCGACGCCCTCGCCGGCGATACCGTATGTTTTTGGTTTCGCAACAGCAATGTCGTAGATTGCCATCTGCGCGCCATCGTTACGATTAGGCCTGTCCCTGTCCGTCAGAACGAACCGTGTGCCGCCCTCGAGCTCCTCCACAGTCGCGATTTTGGGAGACCAGATAGACTCCCAGAACTCGTACTCGCTGCCGAGTCCGAATCGAATATTCTTCTCGCCCGACGTCGGCTCAGTATCAACGAGCGAAAGCTCACCACCAATAAGCCTATTACCAATGAGATCGCCGGTAACCCTGGCTGCGTTGAACGTGGCGTTTCCAGCGGTCAGCATTTCCGTAGTGACGGACGCAAACGCCGCAATCTTCGCCCAGAGCTCCCCGGACGCGTAAATGTTGCGAGCGGACACAGAACCGTCAGCGAGTGAGACATTCCCTACGGATGATGGGACGAGAATGCTGCCGGCAACCATTGTCCTGGTCACCCACTGTGTGCCGTCCCAAATACGCACATCACTAATGTGCCCGGCATTATCGGTGACATACCAGATCAATCCTGTGACAGGATTCTCGGGTGCGGTCTGGGATACTACGGGCGGGCGGTTAGCTTCCGCAATCTGAACAGCTTTTTCAGCGTCTTTCGCCGCCTTGTTCGCGGCGCCTTCGGCTTTGTTTGCTCGGTCTCGAATGGCGTCGGCTTCCTTGAAAGCACGTTCGGCGTCTTTTGCTGCCTGGCTGAGAATTTTGCCAGTGTGTCCGAGGTTCTCGACTTTCGCACCGGAAGGCGGCTCAGCGATAGGGTCACTGATCTTGACTACACGCCCGGACGAATCGATAATGACGAGTACGCGGGCGCCTATCCACGTGGCAATACCGTCAGATTCGCCCACAGCGTGCGACGTCGGATTGCTGTAGGGGATTCCTACCTCTACCCAGCCGGACGGGAGTGTACTGTCGGTGGCGGACGTGCCAGTGATTTTCCCGTACGTCCACGATACTGAGGATTGCTGAACAATAACGTTGTTATTGTTGCGGCCGCCGCCGTTTCTCGGCGCCGTGTCAAGCAATAGTGACGGTCTGACCATGATGCCCCGTTTATTCTCCCAGTACCTCTATATCCACCCTCATTGTAGCGGACGGATCAGACAACGGGAGACTATAGGCTGTGACACGGCCTGCAATATGCTCCCCCTCCTCGGTGATCGCACCGACAATATCCCCGACCTCAATGCGAGCGTCCGGAATAATTGTCAAAGAGCGGGAAGACCGGGAGGAAATGTCCTGAATCATGTACGTGTCCGCAGCCTCGGATACTTCTCTCGCCGAGCTTGCGGCACTGAATTCCTTGTGCGACGTAACCCAACCATAGCCGGACGGCTCGTAGGGTGGGTCAGTGATTTCACGTTCCGCGGTCCAACGCTCCTCTTGCTCGCCCTGAGCTTTCTGTTGTTTACTGCCGGTAACGTACCAACGGTTCGGGCGACGGCCCCCTGACCTCGGGGCGCGTGGCGCTTCCAAAAGGAAGCCGGACTCGTACGTGTAAATCTCATCAGGCGCCGTCTTGTCGCGGAGTTTGAAAATATGCAGCATTCCATCGGCGCCGCTACGAATACCGCATCCCCGGGATTCTACGAGTTTATAGATTGATTCGATTCGCGAATTTCCCCATTGTGTGGTGCGCGGAATAGGTGCATCCCAGACGTCATCTTCCAATTTCACTCGTACATATTCTGCAAGTTCGTTGGCTTCGGAGAGCAGGGTAGCGCCAGCGGCGGGGGAGGACGGCCACGGCCTCGGATTATCGGCAAGAATCTGCGTCAAATCTTTACAGGAAACGTTCACTTTTTCTTTTGACACGGACCATCCCATGTTGACGAATTCGCCGAGAGGAATTTCCCAGTAGTCGCCGCGCCGATTCTCATAAAGCGCGGTCACCATGGACCGCTGTCCGAAATTGTTGAGAGCGTCCAACGGCCATTCCGGTACCCATGACATTGGGCAAGAATAAGACAATGCGCCCGGGACCTGGCGGTTCGTTGAAGACCATTCGACCTTTACTTCGGAGGCGGGTATCCCGGTTTTGAGGACTTCGCCACCGCGAATGATATCGATTCTTGCGCCGATGCTGAGGCCGTCTGAAAAGGCGGCCAACGTGGGGCCGTTTCTCATGGCATTCCCGCAATCATTTTGCAAATCTCAATGTATGTGCGCGATTTCCAGACTTTGTCAACTTCGCGCCATTCGCCCCAGGTGACGCAAGGTGCAGCTCCCCAGCCCGCGTGAGGGCCGACAAGCATTGGTGAGTCTTCGGGGAGCTCATGCCATTTCACATTCCACCGAATGATACCGTCTCCCGTGATCCTGGCACTGTCGACTTTGTCTACGGTGATGAATCGTGATGGGAGAACGTCGGCGGGGGCGCCAGGCGTGAGAATAAGCGGCTCACGCTTCTGCAGGATCTCCCAAACACTGTTAACGTGGGACGGGTCATCTAGGACGAATTGTCCGCCTCCCGTGCGAGCCACTTCCAGCATCGGCCACCTAGCAATAAGTGAGTTATATCTCGAAATGGGGGAGGACCATTCTCTTTTATCCTGGGCCTCCTCCCAGATGAGACCGGGCACGGTGCGACCGTTAAGTCCGCTCACCATGCCGCGCCACCACTCCACCTCGGGGCGAGTCAGCGTGACCGAGGAGTCGCCCTGAGTATATTTTATTGTGGTACCCGGCACGGCGTATGCGTCTGAGAGGATCATTGTCACCGGCTCTGTCAGCTTGGGGCCCTCGAGCTCGCGAATCATTTTCGCCCTACCGGTGAGTGGTCTTTTATCGCGAGCCATCCCAGGGACGGCGAAAAGACGATCGCCCGCGTAGACAGGCTCTTTGCCTGTGGCCATTATTGACGGCAGCCCAGTGTGTGTAGCAATCCATCCCGTAATCGGCATTATTATATGCTTTCCGTCATAATGGTTTTATCGGTTCATTCGGTCATAGTCTACTATGGCCGAAGTTGCCTCTACTTGCATGCGCCCCACAAGATCGTTATCCACGTCCCGAATTTCGAGCACGTCCGGGCCGAGCGCACGATTCTCCAGAAGGGTGATCAACTTATCCATTTTCTCCCACTGGGCTGACGTGAAAACAGGCTCAGGACGGCCAGTCTTATTTTCGATTGTTGAGAGGCCGGGCTGCAGAAATCCACCGTTATCGTAGCGGAGATTCCCCGCGGACGGGCCACCATAAATCGGGACCTCACGTACCGGGATACCGAAAGTCGGCGCCTCGACCATCATCCCGTTACCGGAGGCGATAGCAACGTGGTGGGCCGGGTACCCCCAGAACAAAAGCGTTCCGGGAACCATGGGGTTGCCGGGGGATGACATTGCCTGATATCCTGCCGCCGTGAGACGCGGCACATGAATGCCCATAGCGTTGAGCGCCCAATAAACAAGACCTGAACAGTCGAGTCCACCGCCCGGGGAGACGCCTCCCCAAACATACGGTGTACCGATAGCACGACGCGCCGTATTCACGAGGTCGCCGGCAGCGGCACCAATAGCACCAATTCCACCACCGAAACCGCTGACCACAGGCATGTGATCCTTAATCCAATCACCGAGCGCGTCAATAGTTTTATCCACGCCCGCTTTTCCGGCGTCGAAGAATGGCTTCGCACCGTCACCGCCCCACGAGTCGAGAAGCTTATGAACCGGAATCTTAACGACAGTTTCGACGGCTCCGATCGGGTCGGAGAAGATCGAGGACACCGCGTCGGCCGCGCCGGTGATCCAATTAAGGGCAGCAGACGCCCCTCTTTCAACCGTTGATTTAACAGGGTCCCAAATACCGCCAGGAGCGAATGCGGCATAGCCGGCGTCACCGCCAGGAATCCTGTCCCCGTGCGCGGCGGCACGGTTCATGGCATTCACCATTGCGGGCCCACCGACGGCCTTCACCCACTCAGGCCGCATGATCGCTTCCCCGCCGGAAAGTGCGAGCCGGCCGCCACCATCGGGTGATACGAAATGGTAAATGTCGCGGCCTGGAGAGTATCCGGGCAGAACACCACCTGACGCGTACCCGCCAATCGTTGGAGCCTCGGGAAGACGAAGATCGAGGGAGAGTTTCTCCATCATTCCGTTAACGAGTTTCCGCAGCCCATTGTTGTAGACTGTGCCGATAACGAAGTTAACAGGCTTGGCGGCAGCTTCCTTGATTTTGTCCCACGCCGTCCTAACACCATCTTTCATCGTGTTGGCGGCGGCCACAACCCTGTCCCAAGCGCTTGTAATTGCGGGGACAAGCGTGTTGGCAATCCAATCTTTAACGATTTGGATTTCGCCCTTCAGAATGTTCCACGCGGAAACGACCATATTTTTCAGCCAGCTGGTCCACGAAACAACAGTATTCCAGGCGGCGCTGATCGTAGTGGCTGCGCCTTGAATTACAGCGACACCCATAGTGACCGCGGCGATGATGGACGCGAATACGAACGCAATGATTCCGCCCAGAATTTTCGCACCCGTAGAGATTATTTCCCAGGCCACACTAATAACGGGGGCAGCGTAGGTTTGAATCCAATTCACCACAGGCTGCATAACGGCCCAAATGCCATTCCATGTCGCCGATAGGGAACCCCATAGAATAGTCGCCGTGTCTTTAATGGCGTTGAAAGCTCCGACCACCCACGGCCACGCAATATTGTAGATCCAATCGACCACTGGTTGAATAGTGGCCCAAATGCCGTTCCATGCCGCTGATATGGTTCCCCAAAGAGCAGACGCTGTGTCTTTGATTGTGTTGAAAGTATCTACCACCCAGGGCCATGCCGTGTAGTAGATCCACTCGACCACGGGTTGCATGGCAGCTTGAATGGAGGTCCACGCAGCCTGAACCGTGCCCCAAAGATTGGACGCCGCATCCTTGATTGTGTTGAAAGTGTCAACGACCCAGGGCCATGCCGTGTAGTAGATCCACTCGACCACGGGTTGCATGGCAGCTTGAATCGCGGCCCATGCGATCTGAATATCGCCCCACATGTTAGTAGCCGTATCCTTAATCGCATTGAACGCACCTACAACCCACGGCCAAACTGTGTTGTAAATCCAATCCGCAACGGGCTGAATTGTGGCTTGAATCGCGGTCCAAGCGATCTGAATATCGCCCCACATCATACTGGCGGTGTCTTTAATAGCGTTGAATGCGCCGACTACCATGGGCCAAATATCATTGTAGATTTGTGTGGCGACGGGCATGATTGCCGCCCAAATAGCGTCCCACGCCCACTGAATCGTAGACCACAGCGCGCTCACACCCCAGCTGATAGCATCCCACGCTGTAGTGAGGTACAAGGCGGCGACGTTGACAATCCAATCGACGACAGGCCGGATTATGTCGCTGATCCCCTGCCATGCGGCGACCATCCCGTTCCAGACGATCATTGCGCCCGCAGAAATACCATCCCAGGCCGCCTGGAGATTGGGCCACGCAGTATTTACAATCCAATCAACGACGGCTTGAATGACGGGCTGCATTCCCTGCCATACGCTAACAATGCCATTCCAAACCCATTGAGCGCCGGCGACGATTCCATCCCATGCCGCCTGAAGTGCAGGCCAGGCGGTGCCGACAATCCAATCAATGACCGCCTGAATAACGGGCTGCATTCCCTGCCATACGGATACCATGACGCCCCACATCCACTGGGCGCCTGCCACAATCCCGTCCCAGGCGACTTGCATGAGAGGCCAAACGTTAGCGGCGAACCAATCGGCCACGGCCCCGGCGGCCGTTTTGATTGCTTCCCAACAAGAAATGACGACGTTGCGGAATGTTTCGGAGTTCTGCCATGCCACAATGATTGCCGCGACCAATGCTGCGATAGCGATCACAACAAGGCCGATCGGGTTTGCATCCATCGCGGCGTTGAATGCCCACTGCGCCGCCGTGGAGGCGATTGTCGCGGTTTTGTGGAGGACCATCATTGCCGTGGCCCTGCCCCAAGCGACCGCCTGCATCGTGATCTGTGTCGTTGCGCGCGCGATATTTGACAGGAATTCGCCGGCGTACATGAGGTTGAGCTGCGCGGTCTCAACAACGTCTCTGACCTTCGCCACAGTCATCGCGTTAATGGCCGTGGTGACGCGCCCAGCGACACCGGCTACGCCTTCCATGTCATTCAACCATTGCTGCATTGAGGACATGACCATGACGGCTTTCCATGCCGTAAATGCGGCCGCAATACTGTAAACCGCCACTTTGCTGTTGAGAATAGCGGCGGTCAAACTCTCCATGAATTGAACAAGACTGCTGTTCGCGATGGTGCTGAGAGCAGTAGCAATGCCGGGGACGAGTGTCCCGACAATGAATTTACCTAGCTCGACGAAACTGTTACGAACATTGGTGATATAGGAGATGATTCCGGAGTCTTTGTCGAATCCGAAAATCGTCCCAGTGAAATCACCGGACATGAGCAAATCTTTAAGATTCTTCAGTGATGGGACGAGTGTCTTGTTGATCCATTCCCCCGCGGCTGCGGCAGCGTCACGCATGCGGAAAAGAAAATCGACGAAGCTCGAGTCTTCCTCGAAAGAGAAGATCGGGCCCGTGAAATCACCCTTGCGGATAACGTTGAAAGCATTCGTAATACTAGGGATGAATGAATTGCTCACCCAGTTGAATACTTTTTCAAACCCTTTGCTCATTGCGTCAAGGGATGCGGTGATCCATGGGAGTGCTTTTTCGGCGATTTCCTGCGCCCCGGTCACAAGGGTTGCCTTGAAATTCCCCCAAGCGCCCTCGAGAGTTTTGGTGGATGTAGCGGCTTCAATGGCCACGTCTTCCATACCGAGGTCGAGGATTGCTTGGTTGAATTCCTCGGCGGTGATCTCGCCCTTTTCCATGGCTTCCCGGAAATTGCCCGTGTAAGCGCCATTCTTTTTCATGGCTTCCTGCAATTTACCGGACGCGCCAGGAATTGCGTCGGAAAGCTGGTTCCAGTTCTCGGTGGTGAGTTTTCCGGCCCCCGCGGTCTGCGTCATGACAAGGCCGACCGTTTTGAACGTCTGCGCATTTCCGCCCGCAACGGCGTTCAGGTTACCGGCAGCCTCAGCGAGCTTATCGTAACCTTTTACGCCGTTGGATGCGAGCTGCGCGGTAATGGACTGAATATCGTCGAGTTCATAAATTGTGCGATCCGCGTATGAGCGCGTGCTTTTTGTGAGCGCGTTGATTTCATCCGCGCTTTTGCCGGCGAATGCAAGCGTTTGCTTGAATTTGATTGTGGCGTCGGCCGCATTGAACGCCTCTTTTGCGACGCCGCCGAACGCGACTGCGATGCCGCCGATTGCGAGTCCCCCGAGCGCAGCGCCGGCGACTTTCGCTACCGATTTGAACGCACCACCCAAGCCGGACGTGATCTTTCTCTCAGCCGGCCCAGTGTCAACGTTGCCGATTTCGTTATTGATATTTCGGGCGAGGCCTCGCATGGACGGGCTGATCTGAATCCATGCGGTCCCGAGATCATATCCGGCCATTGATACCTCTCCGAAATTATGTGTAGCGAAAATGGTTCACGCCAAGCAAACCGTTTTTCATGTTCGTCTTGGCGTGAACCATTTTACACTATCCGATAGAAAACGCGGCTCAGCTGCCGTATCGGGCAAGCCACTTCTCACCCTTAGCCTTCTGCGCCTTAGCATGTTTGCTTGACACTCTGGGGTTACCGGTTTCCCGGTATCCCTCGGCGGGCGGTTTCGGCGCTTCAGGCCACTTATCTTTCTTGACACCGTTGACGGCGAGCAATGTGGTCTGGATATTGTGTGCTGACATTATTGTGGCAGCTACTTCGTCGGACCAGTACCTGTCTCCGCCTCGCGCCCTATCGAATGTCGACCCCGGCGGAAGCCCGCCTATGAGCGCCATTACCCGCCTGGGCGTTATCCTGCCACGATACAAATCTAGAAGATCAGTATTGTAATATCGCTGCAGATCAGCTTCTATCTCCCACCCATACTCGCGGAGTAGTGGGGGGAGAATCGTCAGTTTCCCGCGCCCACCTCGGACACGATTGACTGCATAAAGTCGGTCACCGCGTCGATCGGAACGCGCCCGTTCTCGTCCTCCAACGCAGAATAGACCTCATCTTTGTGGTCGCCTACAATGAGGCGGAAAAGCGGGAACGGGTTACCGGCGTCGAGGGCCTCGAATGCACGAAAGTCCTCCAACGCCTCCGGCGGAATGTCAAACTCGATCCCCTCGTAGTCCACGTGAATCGGGTCGCGCGTGGCCTCGGCCTTGGCGAGCCTGTCAGCCGGCGCCTTAGCTCCAGCAGCCTTTGCCTTATTCTTCGTATCCTTGTCAGACATAATGGGTTGTCCTCAAAATTTGTTTAATAAAGTGGGTGGGTTGTGTTTGTTTTGGATCTTCCCCGCTATTCCGCGACAACCCATCCGAAACACGAAATAGCGGGGAAGAATTGTTTATCAGGCGGGGAACAGGGCCTTGTGGTCGGAGTAGATAATGTAGTCGCCAAGCACGGAGAGGTTGTACTCGTAGCCGGTGATCTCAGCCTGCTGGAAAGTGATCTCGCCGCGCTCACCGAGCTCCAGACGCGGGAAAACAATACGAATCTGCGCACCCACACCAGAAACGTCGAAAAAGTCGGCGACACCGCAGAGAAGCTTGACCTTACGGGAAGACTTGGCGGTGATCTTCACGCCCTTGGTGGCGCCGCCGTCCTCGACCTTCTCGCTGGTAGCGTCAAGATACCAGGAGAGGGGGGCGAGCATGGTCTCCAGGAGAGTGGCGCTGAACGTCGTCTCCGAGGAGTCGAGGAATGTCTTGACGACGCCGTGGCCCTGGTGTCCCTTGATCTTGGTGACGGAGTCGTCGGAGGTGAGCTTGAACCCATCCTCGCTAATCCACCCAACGTTGGTGAGACCGGTCACGCCGGAGAGGTCCTGGGTGAGCGACGTGACCTTCTCGCCGAACTTTTCGACGTAGTCGCCCAGCCAGAGCGCGTCATTGTCGGACGAGAAAATGAGTGCATTGTCAGCGTTAACAGCCATTATTTGTTCACCTGTGTGCTGTAATTGTTAATGTTGCAGTCGCCCTCGCCTGAGACGTGTCCGGATCGGGCATTTCTATCGGATAGGATGATTGTACCATCACTATACCATCCTGATAGTTCGGCATAGTGTGCGCCACATTCACGGCCTCGCACGCAATTTTCATCGCCTCACCCGACGACTGCGCATAAGCATCAATCGTCTCCAACGCGGTGCAAAGCGCTTTCTGCGTAACCCCGGTGCCGCCCGTTGAGAGGACTCGAATGAACGCGGCGGGACGGTCAGGACTCTCGGGCCTGCGAGCCACAATCGGCACGCTCATGTGTGCGGACAGGAAGTCCATGAGCCGCTTCTTGATATCCGGCACCATGGGGGCACGATCATACGTTGGACTCATTTCCCGCCGCCCATTGTGAGGCCAATCGCACGCTCCAACGTGTGCTCTCTCATCTGTCTGCGCATTGCGGCAATTGTGCGCGCTCTGACGTATCCGCGAGTACGATTTCCATGCGTCGTCTCACCCTCGAAGCCGCGGCCGGCAGCATTGGCCACACGCCCCGTCTCCATTGCTACAATCCGGGCTACGTCGGGGCCGCGCAGAAGCTCGGCGACACCATCACGGTTGAGCTGGAATTTTACTTTCGGCATTATTCGCTCACCTTGTCTTCGTTGGCGCGAATCTGCACAACCATCCCCTTAGGGTATGGTGAAGGGCGGCCTTCGACACGGTATTCTATGCCGTCTACAATAAGATGATCCTCGGCGGTCACATCAATTGTAGTATTCCGCCAATAAAGGGCGGCGGGCACAGTGATAGGCATTGCCCCAGCACTGATCGGCTCAGTGGACGTGGCCGGCGCAAACACCGCTGGCGGCAAGGAAACGTTCTCCCACTGCCCAGGCACGGGGTTACCGTACTGATCTTTCGACGCGGGACCTCGTCTACGCCGTGTGACAGGCACGTATCCGGATAGCATTATGGTTCCTGCCCGCTGATCGCGTTAATGTCTTCGATCAACTGATCCATAGCGGACCGCACATCATAATCCTGTAGGAGGTCTACCTCGAACGCACCGCCGGAGCCGCCGAGGGCGTCCTTTTCCTCGCGTTTCAGGTAGAGGCCGCCTTCAGGGTTCTGATACGTGAACTGGTCGGAGAACGGGCCGGTCGTGTGCGATTCCGATGCGATAATCCCGTGCGGCTCGGAATAGATTCCGCCGCCACTGTCTGTGACGCCGCCAATGGCGTCTCCGCCTTGCATTGCGCGACGCACCACAGCACACGCTACACGCTTTCGCGTGCGAGGGGTAGCGGATTCCCAGCGGGGGCATTTCGACACAATGAGATCGGTTGCGTCGGCGAGGAGTACGTCGGCGCGAATACGCTCATTGTCCGAGAGTGCCCGCCACCTGGCTTCCAGGTCTTCGACCGTGGCGAACGGGATAATGTCGTCGGGGATCACTTTGCCGCCTTTCTGGGGCGGCCTCGTCCCCGTCGAGGGGCAGATGCCGGCGAGGCAGTACGAGAGGAGGAGGAGGAAAGCTCGCCTACCTCGCCGGCGTCATCATTCTCAGGGGTGATTTCGGTGTATTCGTCTCCGAGCGCCACATTGTGGTCGTCTGCGAGATGGACAACAATGTCGTGGTCTCGGTGCTTGTAGGATCGCATTTCCGAAATCGCCCCTGAGAAAAATTTTGTTTTGGATGGGTTGTGTTATTTTTTCTTTACGGCGATTTTATCAGGCGCCGGCCTTGGTCTTAATCGTCGCGAACTTGTCCGAGAAAACATACCAGGCGTACAGAATCTCGAGACGCAGCGCAATCTGGTTGCGCCGCTTCAGGTCACCCTGACCGTCCGGGTCGCCGAAACGGATGATCTCGAGCGGCAGGGACCGCTGAATTCCCCACCGAATGCCGTCGACGAAGTCGCCGACAATGCCCTCGACATTGGTGGCGGCGGTCGCCTCGGGCTTGCCGGCAACCGTGTTTCCAGCGGCAGCCGGGAGGCCCATGAAATTGTCAATGTCAACGCCGAGGCCGATCTGCGGGTAGCGCGGCGTACCCGAAGGCGACCCGTCAGCATTCTTGGTCTGGAGGCTACCGAGCGCCCAAACGGCGGACGGGGCAAGCGCAAGGCCGGTCGGCGTAATAGGCGCAGCGTTATCGTTAATGAGCAGACCGGCGGCCTGACGGATAGCCTGGTCCATCTCCGTAGCGCCGACCTCGACATTCTTGGTGGTGGAAGTCAGGTAGTTGGTCCACGCGTCAATAACGGCACCCGTCAGCGGGTTAACGCGGTGGTAAAGGCCGAGGTCGAGGGCCCGGGAGAGCGCCTCACTGCCTTTCTGCGCGAGCTGGTTGAGGACGTCCAGCTGATAGTCCTCGTCGGCCCACTGGACCTCCTCGTTGAATCGCATAGTGACCTGCGCCTTGTGCGGCTTAGCGGTCACATAGCCGAATTCACCGGACGTGGGTGCCTTTTCGGCGCCCTCGTCGACGAACTCGGCGCGCGGGAAATTATCGAAAGTGATAATGTCCACGTCGCCGAAGGTCATGGGGATTCCGCCGTTGAGCTTGGCGACGGTGGAGAGAGTCTGGGTGCGAGTGATGATCCCGTCGGCGATCTGCCGAGGCATGAGGACCTTCGCCTTGCCCGAATCAAACACGGCCATTATGGTTGTTTCCGTTTCTTTCTAGTGTTTTACTTTTTAGAATAGCGGCAGTACTTGTGTCAGTCGCCGGCGAAAACGTTCCGAGCGAATTCCGCAAGATTGCCGCCGTCATTGTCGGGCGTGGCTCCGGCCTGCGGCACCACGGGGGCAACAGACGGCTTAGCGTCGTGCAGCGCCTTGGCGATTGCGGCAGCATGAGCGTTGATTTCGTCCTCGGTTGTTCCTCGGATCAAATCGGCGCTGATACCGTGTTCGGCGGCCGCGTTGGCGGACCATTCGCGCACTTTGGCGGCGGTTTCGAAGTCTGCCACTTTGGCCTTTAGGGCTTCGATTGTGGCGTCTTTGTCGCCGATGGCCTTGGCGAGCTCGTCTCGTTCGTTGGCGGCGCGCCTATTTTCTTTGGCGCGATTCTCCCACTTCCGGGACTCGCTCTTCCAGTCGATTTCAGGCTTACTGACGGCAGTATTGTCCTCATTCTTGGGGGCGCTGTCGTCGTTAGTGGCGCTGTTGTCGGCTGGCGTGTCGCTTGCGGCGTTGTCGCTCATTGGGCGTTTCCTATATTTCGACCGTGCGGTTATTGTGTTATTTTCAGGCAACTATTTTAGGCTTTGCAGCCTTCCTTCAGTGGCCTTTGTTTATGCATTGTAGCACAATCATTCGATCGGCTTTGTACGCCATTCTGCGAGCTCCTCCTGATGCGTGTCTATCCACGAGGAAACGAGCTCACGATGTCGTTTGCGGCCTTTTTCAGTTTTGTGTCTGGCCGCGAGCGTGTATGCTTTCGCTGGCACTTCCCGTGAGGTCGGGTCCCATGCGGGGACTGCAACGCATTTGCAATTGTCGTGTGCCCCGAATGACGCGGTCCCCTGGCTGCGATAGTAGCATTCGTTCATTGTGAGCATGACACAGAAATTACATGCTTGCGGATTGCGTGTTCGTCTTTCCCAGCCCATTGCTTCTGGGTCGGCCCATGTCATGTCTGCGATTTGTGAGCGGGCACCGTCGCTGACGTATCGGATGAGCGCCCCGGTCAGATATGATAGGGCGATGTCGGGGGTTCCGGCGTATAGTGCGCCCGCACTGAATCTGACACTGTCGTCGATTTCGCCCTGTGGTGTGAGCGGTGTTTGTACTGTGGGGGCATCGCCGGGGATATCCTGGTCTAGACGCATGTCGCGATACCATTCGTCGGCGATTGCGGCGGCCGCGCTACCGTATTGGTATACGAGGGCGGGCATGATTTCGAGCAGAAGATCGCGGGCGTCCTGGGGCCTTTGCCGTGCGACGCGAGACCATAGTGTGTGTAAATCATTTTGGGCGAGTGTGGTGAGCGAGTCTATTGCTCGCCCGTACGCCCCGATTTCTGCGGTTGACAGCATAATAGTGTTAGTTTATTGGTGTTTTGGTGCCGCCGGGCAGTTTAATGTTGCGCTTAACCCTGCTCCTTGTATTGGGCGCATTATTAAGGTTCAAGTTATTGCCGCTACCGTTGTTATTGACATTGTTGACGGTATTGTCTGCGTTATCGCCACCGTTATTGTTGGCCATGTCACCATTATTGGTGTTATCGACGTTCTCGTCCACAGTGTTCCCGTTGTTTGTGGCGGCGAGAGCACGATCAAGCAACGACACGGCGTTCTTTTTACGATTCTCAGCGTTGATATCTGCAAGATCGTCCTCAGTGAGTCCAGCACGCCGCATGAGAGTCTGCGACTCCTGCAACGACGGGAACGCGCTGACCATTTTGACCGCGAAATCGGCGGCGGACGAAGGCGAGGAATAGCGGGCGGGCGTCCACTTCACCGAGGTCTTCCACGACTCCTGCGGCGGCTCGTCAAGCTTGTCCCGAACCATAATAATATTCTGCAGCGTGCGCCGCAGTGGTGCGGCGAAAATGCGCCACTGGTACTCGGCTTCGTCTGCGAGCGCCGCCTCGGCCGCCTGCATCGCCTCGGCCGAGGCGGGGTTCTCCGCGAATACTCCAATGGCGGACTGAGGCAGGTTTGTGGCCGCGCACAAATTCTGGGCCAGCTGACGATACATTTCCAGGTGCGGGCTCATGGTCATTTGTGAGAATTGCCCAACCGACGGGATGTCGCCGTTTTCGTTAGGCTCTAGCACTTGGACGCGTGCCATGATTGCTGACCATCTGTCTTGGCCGGCAAAATCTGCTCTTTCAGCACCGAGCACGTACCGCTGCGGGGAGGAGAAGAATTCGGCGGACGTTTCCGCGCGGACCAACGTCCTCACCGCCGCATCCGTGAGATACCTCACTTCGCGGGTGATTCGTGAATGCCCCAGAGGCCGGTTCAGCTGCGGGTCGTAGCAGAGTGCTTCAACGAAAATGCGGTTGGGCGTGTCTCCGAGCTTCTCGGCCTTCCACCCACCGCCGTTCTCTTTAGCGTCGATTCGCCAAATAGCGGTGGGGGTGTGCATGATGGCGCCGGCCGGCTGCCCGTATTTGTCGGTCTGATCAATCGTGAGGGCGGCTTCGATTATGCGGCGCCTGGTGTCCCATAGTGCGGCGGACCATTCTGCGTCACGGGCCTGCACGACGACAGGCGGCTCACCGATAGTCTCGTCCCCGCGTGTCACGGTGAGTAGTGAGAAAGAATGTTTGTAGGCGGACGTGATCGCCTGCGCAAGATCAAGATCGTAATTGTTCGCGGAGAGTATTTCGTTTGCTTCGAAGGCGTCTGGGGCGCCGTTCAGGGAGTAGCCTTCGAACACGTGCCTTCTGGCGAGCATGGTGACGACTTTCTGAGGCCACCCCAACGCGGCTTTGGTGCGCGTCATTTGCGGCGGAATACTGATACCGAGGTCCTGGAAGGCGCGGTGGCCGTCGTAGTAGACGGAGAGCAGCTTGTTTTTGTTTGAGTGCTGCTGCCATTTCTGCCATAGTTGCAGGAATGTTACCTGGTCGTCGTCTGGGAGTCCGGAAATGCGGGTCGGGGCCGGCGTAGCGTTAACGAGTCGTCCGTCGTCGGGATAAATTTCAGTCATAGGAACAATACTCCGCCGCCACGATCATTTCTACTATTGGCGTTCTCGATTTTATCATAAGGCTTATAGCGTGGCCGTCTTTTTGTTGTGCGTGCGGCCCACATTGCGAGCGTGCAGGCTTCTAGGCCGGCTACTGTGGCGCCGGGCGGGGCTTGTAGGGCCCATCCGCCGGATGTTCCGATTGGGCGCGGCGTTGCAGATGCGGCCTCGGTCCGCAGTTGCATGTCGTCCAAGTGTGTGATTGTGTTTTCGCGTAGTGAGGCGTCTAGCATGCTGTAAGCGTCTAAGATTTGCGTGATTGTGGGGGTGATGATGATTTGCGGGCGTACTCCGATCGAACGGAGTCTTTCGATTGTGTCTCCGGCACCGTATTTTCCGTCTACGATGATTTGCGCCCATCTGTCTTTGGTGTCCGCAATGTAATCAATGATCCATTGTGTGCCTTCGTTCATGCGGCGGACGCCTTGGTGGGTGCATAGTTCTACGTGTGTTGGCGTGTTAGTTTTGTGTCCTGCTCGGGCTAGGGCGCAGGTTGATCCGTCGGGTGCGAATCGGATTGCGGCGCACCATCGCATCCCGGTCGGTGTGTTTTCGGGCCGTATTGTGGCGGTGTTCCAGGCGACTGGGTCTATTGCTAGCCTGTCGTTGGCGCGGTCCCATATTCCGAGGCCTTCACGTCGGAATGATTCTTCCCCGAGTTGTCTGCGCATTCTTAGAATGGCGGATTCGGGTGTGCGATGCGGGTATGACGGGTTTGCTTTTTCCCATTGTTTTCTGTCGTCGCTGTTAGCGTCGTAGTCGGCGGCCAGTTCGAGGTAGAGGCCGTCTTTTATTTCGCCTTGTAGGGCGAGGTTGCGGAATTCGCTGAACGCCTCGGATGGGTCTTTTGGTTTTGGTGGTGTCCCGATTTTGATGATGAGCGGGTCTGGCGCGGTGTTTGTGGCGGGGATCATGTCGTCTAGTGCGGCGGCGCCGAGGATTTGGGCTTCGTCGAAGAGGATCATGTCTACGCCGTGGAATCCGCGTCCGAATCCGCCTTCGCGGGCTCCGAACAGGATTCGTGATCCGTTGTTGAAGAGGATGGCTTGCTGTCCGTTTGCTTGCCGTATCTTCTGAACGTACGGGGCGATGTCGGGGATTTGCGCCATTCCTTTCATGTCGTTGAATGTTTCGTCTGCGGTGCGCGTGCGGTGTGCGGTCCAGAGGACGAAGTAGTTTGGGTGGAGGGTGGCGAGTGCGAATGTGAGGCCGCCGATTGTGTATGTTTTGCCGACCTGTCTGGGGATGCTGGCTTGGATTCCGTCGATGCTGGCGGCGTAGTGGCCGTCTTTTCTTTTTGCGAGTATTGCTTTGAGCCAGTCTTGTTGCCATGTGTCGAGGGGGTATTGCATTTCTTGGAGGCGGCGTTGGACTGGCGGCCAGGCGGTGTGTGTGATGTTTTCTGGGAGGGTGAGGTGGGCGGCGATTTCGCTTAGGTGTTTTTCGTTCATTTTTTAGATGCCGTCCCAGGTTTGTGTTTCGTCTGGAATGTCGGTGGTGTGTGGGGGTGTGTTTTCGTTTTGTGTGGTGGCGAGTTGGTCTGTGATTTGTATGAGTTGTGCTGTGAGTTTTGTGAGTGCTGTGTCGCCTGTTCTGGGGTCGTCTATGACGGTGGCGATTTTGTGCGCTAAGGCTTGGCGGATGAGGGTTGGGTTGCCTGTGTTTGTGGCGTCGGTGATGGGTGCGGGGCTGTTGGGTTCGTATACGGTGATTGTGGTGTTTGTGTGGGTTGTCATGTCTTCTATTATATGTGGTGGTGTGGGTCACGTTTGGCGGGAGTTTTCCACAGGGTTTTCCACAGGTGGTCTTCGAGTGGGGGAGTTTTCCACAGGGTTTTCCACAGGTTGGGGAGTTTTCCACATGACGGCGGTCACATTGTGACATGGGTTACTGGAGTTATCCACAGGGTTTTCCACAGGCAGGGAGGGATGGGCA